AAAATATAAATACCATTTTTTACTTCATTTTCGTAAGCTGCCTCTTTAATAGGGGTGTCTTTTAAAGATACTAACCGGCCTTGAGTTTTTGTTTGGGGGGTAAACTTACGGGATTCAAAACCTCCCGGCAAGAAATCTTTTCCACGTGTACTAACGTCTGATTTTGTTCCAAAATAGTCATCAATTTGATTTTGTACTTTTCTTTCTAAATTAAGTTTAGCCGCGCTGGTGTATGAGCGTACTATACGATCTCTTTCGTTTTTACTTACCCCTTCGGTGTTTTCTAATTGAGTGTACAACGCTTGTTTATCAGCTGTGCTTTGATAAAAATCTGAACCTAACTGTTGTTTTATTTGAGAGTCATTTTTTCCGGGTACTATATCAAAAGTCTTAACTGTTTCAGCTGCCGGAGCTGGTGGTGTTGATGTTGCCATTGGATCTACTGCTGCTGGATCTACTGCTGTATTTCCTTGCGTCATTGCAGCATCTTCTCCGCCTGTTGTACTCGTACCCTCTTTTTCCTCTACCCTTTTTTCTATACCATCTTCAATAGCTTCTCTATCAGGACTTCCCCAAGGAATGTCAGTCATAGGCGCTAGATTAGATATAGCGGGATTTCCACCGCCGCCAATTTCAACATCTCTCGCGTATTCTTGAAATACAGTATTAAGGTCACCCATACTTAAGCCAACTATTGCTTCTTCTGCTGCTTCAGGGCCAAACTCTGTAATAGTTTGCCTAATATCTTTTCCGCCTACAGTCATAGGAGAAGAGTAAGATTGTTTTCTAGCTTCGCTGTTAGTGCGAACATAGGGAACCATTTCTATTTCTCCGGTTTCAGGGTTTTCTCTAATTGTAGAATTCTCAGGATCAAACTGTTTGTTTGGGCCTAGTAAAGCTGAGCCAAAACCCATTTCATTAAGTTTACGGAAAGTGCCTTTGTGCCCATACATAGATACATAGTCGCTTAAATTAGTATCTCCAAGGTTAGAATATTTTTTGTTAGCAAAACCCGTACCAGGACCAGTTCCTTCATACCAAGTTTTAAAGTCTTCAGTAGTTTCAAATCCGGCAGGTTTGTTGTCCATATCTTCAAGCCTTGCGCCTTTTTGAATATCTTTATAAATACCCAAAGCATCTGCTTCTAAATCAGAATTAGCACTATTAATAAACTTTGTAAAATCTGCGCCTTGTTGTTTAACAACGCCCTGATTAAATTTTGCGCCATCAAGCTGCCTCTTCATAGAAGCGTTGTTAGCTCTATCGTAATTTCCTACTAAGTCAAATAATGATGCCATAATCTTTTATATTAGTTTCGCTAAACTAGAACCCAAGTTACCTAAAAATCCATATTGAGATTTTTTAGCGGCGTTTCTATTTTTTTGATAAGCGTTTTTTTTGTTAACAGAGGCTTGTCCGTATTGTAACAATCCACCTATAAAATTAGATAAATTATTTGCGCTAAGCATATTTCCCATTTGCAATCGAGAATCATTAAGACTTTCGTCTGATCGTCTTGCCATGTTGCTAGCATTTGCTAGGTTTCTTTGCCCCGCAAAATTATTAAGTCTATTTTCTTCTTTAGTTTGAGCCGCATTAAATTCTACTCCGTACCTACCTCTATCGCGCTTTGCTCGTTCTGCTGAAGTTTGGTTTGCGGCAGCAGCAAGACCCACACTTTCGTCAACAGTGTCTACTTCAGTTGTCAAGATTCGCTCTGTCTGCGGATTATATTCCTCCACGTTTTTTTCATAACGATTTATTGCTTCTTCTTGAGCTTGAAAATCTACATCTCCACTAAAGGTACTACCACTAACTCTTCTGTTTCCAGAAGGAGGGGTGCCAAGCGCATTGGGGCTGTAAAACCCAGGAGACGCAAATTTTTGTAAATAATCTTCTGCCATTATGTTAATCTGCCTTCTGTGGTTGTTTTAGAGCCGTCGTAAGCAATTATAGGAGTTTTGTTAGTTCCAAATATGCCCATAGTCCCTTCTCCAAATTTGCCCGTATCAGTAAACCCTTGGTAGCTTTTCTTAAATGCGCTGCCCGTATCTCCAACATTAGAAGCCATTTGATTAGCTGCGGAAGCAAATACGCCTCGCGCTGCATTTGTTTTAGCTAATTGTCTATCAGCTTCCATTGATTGATACGCAGTTTCTGCTCCTGCAGCTTGTACTCCACCTTTTACAGTGTTTTTGGCAAGCATGCTGCCTACAGCTTCATTTCCTTTTACTACTTCTAAATCTTTTTTAGTTTCCATAGTTTGACCTTCCGCTACTCCTCTAATTAAGGCACTAGTTGCGTCTACTGCATTTCCAGCTGATGTATCAGAGGCCATTACAGTTCCTATAGAAGGTCGTGTTTCCGACTGATAATAATCAGCATTAGAAATTCCGGTAGTTTGACCCGTTCGTTCTACAGATTCTGTTTTAGCATACTCGGCTCGCAACGGGTCAAAAAGAACGTCTTGTCTAGTTTCAGCTTTGTTTAAAATATCCAAACCTGCTTTTTCATTTTCAGTTTGTTTGGTAAAAGTTTCTCGTTTTACTTTTTTGCCTCTTAAAAAACTCATAGTTATAGTTCTCGTCTATATGTTTGTGTCACTAAATTAAAATCGTGTAGAGGTGCAATTTTTTCCCAGCCTTTTCTATTGCTATCAAATTCTATTGCAACCGCTTTCATGTCATCTGCAACCTTCTCTAAAAATTTAAAGATTGCGTTTAGATAATTATACTCCGGTTTTTGATAACTTGCCCATACAAACAAGGTATCTTCTCCGCTAATGCTTCGCAAAGTATTAACTACTATAAACCCAATATAAGCGTCTTCTTCATACAACATGTACAACGTAGACAGCTCTTCTTGTAAAGATAAATAAATGTCGGGGCTAATCCAGTTGGGTTTGCACTTAGTTTTAAGGGTTTCTAAATCAGGTTGTATTTTTTCAAAAGCACAGCGTACTTCAGCAAGAGGGATTGTCTCAATTGAGAGTCCATCAATAGTCAATCTCTGAACCATACTTCTTATACCTTTTACGTGTGCCTAATCCCGCGCCTCTATATTTAACAGTTCTTTTAACTCCTAAATCTCCGCCCCTGGCTTTAAGTTCAGCTTGTACAATTTCTTGATTAAACAAACTTAAATAATCAGCTGCTGCTGTTGGATCAGTCCAATCTTTTGCAGGAATACGCATAAGCCTATACAAAGTGCCATATACAATTCCATCTCTGTAGCTGTTTGAAAAGATAGTATCTATGTTACTAGTTGTCCTAGAGGGTTTTAAAGCAACAGCTAATTGAATTCCATTATTAACTGCGCTGCCAGGAACAGGTATTACCCAAAAAGTGCTAGGGGTTTTTTGTAAGTAGACTTGTGGTACTGAAGTTTTGTTTCTCCAGTCAGAGTAATTAAGTTCTAAGCTTCTTGGACTTATTGGGTCTAAATCGTCTCCATCATAAGTCATCCACAATATTTGATGTACATCTGTTCCAGAAGGTTGATCAAACTCATATTCAAACACGCCTGGAATACTTGTAATTGGGTCTAAATCAAAAACGTAAGCTTTGGATCTTTCTGCAAATTCAATACAAGCAGACCGTAAAGTAGATTCAATTAAAGAATCTGGGCAATTAGGCACATAAGGAAGTATGTCTTTTACTAAGGAATCAAAAGATGCCATTATTGAACTCCAGAAATAGGCGGTGGAGATGCCATTTGCATTCCTGGTTTGTCAGAATTAGGATCAAACGATACTTTTGCTTGCCCGCCTCCTGAAACACTCGCCATAAATAATTGATAATGAGAGCCTGCTCTTTGTGCATTACCTGCAAATTCAGCGTCTTTCATATAACATCTATATAAAACATAATCTATAAGAGCATTGCCATATATATCATCTATTCCGATGGTACTACTAGTGGAACTTAAATCTGTAGGCACATCAGAATAAACAATTTCTATGTAAGCATTAACTCCGGATTTAACTCCCGGATACACATAAAACTTTTTGGGGTCGTCTGGATCGAATATATAATGTTTTATTATAGTACCGTGTGCAGCATCTCCTGTAACAGTTGGATTATGCCAATCGGGTTCTATAGAATTTAATATATCTACATCGACTAATCGAATAGTTCTACCGCCCGTTGCGCTATCCTGATTGCTAGACATATTACGCACTACTTTAATTAAAGTTAAACCAGGTACTGTTTGTTCAGTACCAGTAGCAAGGGAATTGTTTACATGTTTAGCGGTTGCTTCGGGTCTAAAGTTAACTACTTCTCTTTGTGCATCATTAATATAACGAAGCAACTCGGCTGAAGTCCAACGAACGCCTGTAGTATCTTGCAGGGTATCCTGAATTCTAGATATTAAATTTGCGCCCGTTAGTGTGCTCATTATTTTTTAGCAGTTTTTTTAGCCGTTTTTTTAGCAGCCGGTTTTTTCTTAACTGGTGTTTCTCCACCAACATAAGCTTCATTTATATCAGGAGTAGAAGGATCGTCAGCAACGTAATGCCCTTTATCATCTCTAGCCCTAATAGGTTCGGAAGGTTTTTTGTTTTTAATCATATCTGGTTTATGTTCTGTGCAACCTTCTTGCAAACAGAGATAACCTAAATCGTCTCCAACTTCTTTTGGTACACCTGCTTGTAGTCTTATTGAACTACCCCAGGTTGTTGAAATGTACTTGTCTTCTTTTGATACTACTATCATCATTTACTCCTTTAAAAAGGGGTGGCCCAATATGAGCCACCCACAAAAGCATACTTAGTATGCAACATCCAATCTAATGACACCAAAGTCTTCAACGCCACTGTTGTAGTCGCTGTTGAACTTAGGCTTCTTAAGACCAAAGATTTTACCAATGGAGATACCATTTTGGTTACCGTAGTCGAAAGTATCTTCAACTATTTGTGGTAAACCAATATCTGCCATAGCAAGAGCTTGAGCTCCACAGAATAAACAAGCAGAGCCATTGATGTTAGCATCAGCACCCCATTTGTATCCAGCAGAACCGGCGTTAGCAGAAGCTCCAGAAGTTGCATTCTCTGTATTGAATACATGTCTGAACTCATGAACCATAACACCATCAACCATTAGACTTGAAGAACCTGAGAACAAGCTTGAGCTTGGTCCTCTGACTCCAGCATTTCTGACGTTAGCCAAGAAATCTGAATCAAGTTTAAGGTCAGCCATTACTTGAGGTGATACAAATAAATGATATACCTCATCTCCACCTGCGCCTCTTACTCCACGAATGTAGTTGTCTTTAGCAAAAGCTTTAAGAGCAACAATACACTCGTAAGTGATAGTGTCAGCAGCTGCAACTGCAGTTACATCACCAGCAACAAGTTTGCTAGTAGCATCCCATCTTCTATGTCTGTTAGAAGTTGGAGCTGTTACGTCGCTACCAAAAACCATGTCGCCAAGATTTTGTCCTGAATTCAGAACTGGTCTTAAAGCACCACTGTTTTTGAGGGTGTAAGAAATACCAGAAAGCGTTAAGAACGCTAATTGGTCAATACGATCTGCCATTGCATAAGCAAGTGCATCACGTGAGTTCTCACGGAAATTAACAACTGATTTTTGATCAGCTAATCTACCAGAAAGTCTGTTAGCAAATCTCAATTG